TTGAAGCGCCAATCAGATATTCTACGGCTTTGTTCATCATTTCCGCAGCAGTGCCACCAGGCTGTAATATTGGCTTGGCTTCTTTGCTGGCTGCAACTTTACCCAATACTTCCTCAATTAATCTAATACTAGCTGCGTTCGCTGCACGCACCGAGTCTGCCATACCTGTTATTCCAGATTTACCAAAAGAGCTTTGAATGTACTCATTGACAGTCTCTCCCATTTGTTTAATAAAACCAGGAAGGTCTTCACGCATTGCGCGACTAGCGTTAATAGTTGCTTGTCTGAGCGGATCAATGGCTTTACCTGTTGCATCAACTTGTTGTGTAAACAGTTTCATTTGATCAGTGGTTGTGCCTAATTGATCAAGTAAAGAAGCTTGTCCTTTTTGCGATTCTTTGACTTGATTCTGAGCCAAGCCCACTACATCGCCAAATTGTCCAGTTGCTAAATTGGCTGCACCTATGCTAGGACCCATTGCCAGTGCCTCGTCCTCTAGGGCCTTGGCATTGGCTTTCATGCGTTGTTCTTGTCTTTTTTGCAATTCTTCTTGTGAATAAAGACCACTGGACAAGTCTGCATATGCTTCGTCCATCATGCGTTTTCTTGTAGGACTTTGTGAAAACAATATGTTAAGACTTTTATCAAGCACTGTTCCGTCAAATGCCACCATTTGCTGCATGCCTTTCTGCATGTCGGCTGGCATCATTTTGATCATGGTCTGGAATTTTTCCATGGCCTGCGGATCTTGTGATTTTCTAAGTTTAGCTTGCACAGCTAATTGTTCACTGGCTTCCTGTGCTCGTTTTTGTGCTGCTTTTGCATCTTCACCTGTATACGCAGAAATAGCTTTTAAATTTTTAAGATATTCTGTACCTTGTGTGGCGATTTGCTCGTCGCTCATGCCACGCAATCTTCCGGTACGATTCAACATTTCCATGTAGTCAACCATACCTTCTGTCTGTTCCTGTTGACTGTATCCTGCGTATTCTAAATCTTTCCTTAAATCTTTACCTTGTGCAGATAATCTAGTAAATGCATCGCCAACCAATTTCAGTTTACGCACGCCGCCGGTTACACTACCACCAAAATTAATAAGTTCTGCCTTGTTCTGAGAAACTGTTCTTGCCAGTTCTTCCATATTAAGTTGCAACGAACCAGCGGTGGCTCTAACATCTGCGAAACCGCTTTGAAATAACACCCCACTTTTTTGCATTACATCAAAACTCTGACTTGTAATTGTCATTTCTTTTTGAAATACCTGGAAAGCTTGTTTTTGTTTTTCCGTGGCTTCTTTAGCAAATGATGCCACACTAGCAACACCGGCTGCTATAGCTGCTCCAAATCTTGCCATTGGGTTTGGTATCAACATCAAGGCTTCGGCAGTCATTGTGGCGCCTGAAGTTAATCTTTCTAATACTCTAATCTGGCTTTCTAGTGCAGCATTTTGATTATTGAATGCCGACTGCATTCCTGTAGCACCGTCTTGATAATTACCAATGGTAGTAAATAATTGTTTTGCTACATAATCGACGGCTTCTACTAGACCGCCTTTGGCCAATCCAGCAGATAATTGACCAACTGAATCCCGCATAATCTGACTGGCCATGCGAGTTTGTTCAGACAACATTTGTTGACCGGCCTGTGATTTTCTAGTAACTTCATCTAAACTTTCAAAATCTGAAATCAATCTTTGTAATGCTGCAGAATTAGACTGTATTGTTCCTGTACCACGCTGCATTTCTACACGCAGTCTAGCCATGCTTTGACCAACACTGCCGGCATTTGATCGCAAGGTACCACCTAACTGAGCAAGCGCCGCAGCAGCATTCTGAATTTGTTCTGTTGCATCCATTATTTTAACCTATAAATATAGTGTTATCAATTATTTATAGGAATCAAAAAATGGATCAAAAACCCGTAAATCCTTTACGAGCACACTTTAGACAACCTGCTATCTACTTACGTTTACCCAGTCAAGGGCACTTTTGGAGCACCGGATTAGATCTTCCAGAATCTGGAGAAATACCTGTATATCCAATGACTGCCAGAGATGAAATTTTATTAAAAACACCAGATGCATTGCTAAATGGGCAAGGAGTAGTAGATGTAATCGAAAGTTGCTGCCCGCACATCAGCGACGCATGGCAAATGCCTTCTGTAGATGTTGATAGTGTGTTGATTGCAATTCGAATAGCATCATACGGTAACACCATGAGTATTGATACAAAATGTCCGCACTGCGACACAGATAACAGTTTTGATGTGGATTTAAATGGATTTTTAGACAATATAAAAATACCCGACTACAATCAAAAAATCCAACACGACCAAATTAGAATAAAAATCAGACCTCAGTCATATGCAAGTATAAATGAAACAAATAAAATACAGTACGAACAACAAAGAGTGTTAGAAAATATTACAGTGGACGGTATAGAAGATACTAGCCGTATAGAAGAATACAAAAAACATATTGCCCGCTTGGTTGAATTAAATGCAAAATTATTGGTAGATAACACCGAGTATATTGAAATAACCAACACTGGTACTATAGTAGATGAACCAGAATTTATCAAAGAATTTTATTTCAACTGTGATTCAGATCTTTGTAAAGAACTTCAAGCCAAGATAATCCAAGTAAATAGAGAAGGTGCTTTAAAGCCACAATCGGGCGAATGTATAAACTGCAAAAAATCCTTTGATGTGGCGCTTACATTTGATTATGCAAGTTTTTTCGCCAGCAGCTCTTAACACTTGACACCGAAGGCATTTTAGGTTTAGTTAAGAGCTACGAAATTCAAGTAAGAAAAATTAAGGATGAAATATTAAGATTTTGCTGGTACATGCGTGGCGGCATCACTTACAGTGAAGCTATGCTACTTGGGTTTGAAGATCGCAAGATTATCAGCGAAATAGTCAAAGACAATTTAGAAACTGCTAAAAAATCTGGCATGCCATTCTTCTAAGACTAACTTCGTTAGTCTGTTGATTTCGCTTTGCTCATCAACGTTTTTTTAGGCTTCATCCAGATTCAATAGTCACACTTTGCCCAGGGCGGGCAAAATTTCTTCATCCGAGTTCGGATAGTCACTGATATTAGAGCGTTACAGAGGCGGTTGTCCGGTACCTCGAGCTCAGTCTTTATACAACGGCAGGCTAGTTTACATATATCAGCATGTAAGTAACCGTGCAGTATCACTACTGCGTCTTTTTAGCCTTATTAATCCTGTTCAAACAACTAAATCGCGGCGTTTGCGATCTTCATCCATATGGGTAGTAGTTGAGTGCTTGCTGTAGCGGCAAGTCTTTCCTCCCTGCGTATTTCTACCAGGTCACCGAGCGCACGAAATTAGCCTACGCTAGCCTTATACTACTGACATAGTTTTTTTACTGTGTCGGAATTTAATTCGAAGAAAAGTTCTAGATCCATGATGTACCAATGTCCATTAAGACCAGAGCCATAATTGAAGTGCCTAGTGAAGAGTAAATCTGTGTGATTAGGTTGTGCCTCGACTGCTACGTATGTACCTTTGCGGTTAAATTTCATAAAAATAATATTAAAGTCTCCGGCATCGCCGGCGTCGATACATTGTTGTATCCATAAGTCTAATATTTTAACTGAGCCATGAAATAATTGATGAAACGGAAAATCTTTATAACTTTTACATTCTGCATTTAGTTTAGGAAAACTTTGACCAGGAACAATGTCTCCTTTAAAGTTTCTTATTTGACCTTCGTGCAAGAATTCTTTTCTTTTGGTATTAGTACCACCCACATATGCTCCAGATCCTGGTGCTCTTATAAAGGTTTCGCCGTAGAGTTCTGTTAAGAACTGAGCTACTATACGTTCAAAACTGCTTCCTTTATTTTTGCTGGGACTTGGCATTACGTATTAATTTATGATTATTTTTAGGTAAGGAAAATATTCAGTTTGTTAAATATCCTACACTATAACTTTCTTGTTGTACCATAGAATTTATACATTTTTCTTCGCACTCAATAAATGCTCCATGTTTGGATGTCCAACTAGCAAATAATTTTTCCCAAATTGGATCATTAATTATTTCTTCAAACGTTCTTGTGTGAGCATCAAATAAGTGTTCATATTTTCTAAATAAACTATCCTCTAATGTAATCTGTTTACCTGTAATTGGGCTTTGTCTACCTGTATGTGGTGCTGCTACCCAACTGCAAGGATATATCTGACCGGCTGCATTTAAGTACAAACCTCTGTTACCTACTAGACATAAAGGTATTACATATTGATTATTATATTCATTGACTTTATTTTGCCATGATATTTTATTGGTGTATAAGTAATCAACATTGTTAAGTTTACGATCGCTCAGTTGAATACTAGATCTATCATATCTACCAGTTTGACTTACATATTCTGGTCTTGGTTCTAAACTGTCATAATCTGCATCTGTGTTATAAGCAGAGAATCTTGAACCAAATTTAATACTTTTTGTTATTTGTAAACTATCGCAACCATAAACTCTGGCTAAGTTTTTTATAACATCTAGATAGTCTTGATTAAATGCAAAAACAATTGTAGCCCAGGTCACATGAGCGCGACCAATTGCGGTAAGCGTAGTTAATCCTCTGATTATACTTGTCCAATCACTGTTCACTCTATATAGATTATTGCTAGCATTATCATAACCATCAATACTAAATGATACGGTATCACGATCATTTAGTATTTCGCCTAATTCTTGCCACCATTCTTGTGTTTTATAACTGCCGTTAGTAATTGTATAGATATGAATGTCAGGATTAATTGATTTGATATAGCCACAAATTTGTAAAAAGTCTTTACAGTAAATAGGATCCCCTACATCTCCGCACATTGTTATTCTCTTCACGTGCTGTGCTAGCATATCTTCAGTGAAGATTTTTTTAAACAAATCTATAGATATCTCCTGTTGCAGCCAAGGAATGTTTTTTGACATTTCCTCTCTTGGGCATCTAGGACATCTCAATGTACAACGCGAGCTAGGTTCTAAGTGCCAATGATAAAACTGAAACCCATATCTATTGTTCATAGATAGTAATTTCTTTAATTAAAGGTTTACTTATTGCGTCAACAATAATATCAGCCACTTGGTCTGCAGGCATTTTAATACCAGAATGATGTGCTATCATATCTGTATCCATGGCACCTGGCGTTACTAGTAACATCCTACATCTGTGTGTTTGTTTTACCAAGTGTCTAAATAATCGTTCTAATGCAATTTTATGATCACGATATGGCCATGGTAAATTATCTATTTCCGTTTCAATTCTTGGATAGGCAGTAGCAGTGCTGCCGATAGATATAATTGTTTTATTTGGATCATCCTGCCATAATCTAAAAAGATATAATAGTAAATCGCTTTGACAATAGTTGTTATAGGCGTTATTAATAAACATATCGCAGTCTAGTGCGTCTTTTATTATGTCATGTACATGTGCGATGTTATAGCCGTTAGATCTACTAAAACCAACTATTTGATTATCAGTGAATAATTTTTTTGCCAAGGCCGATCCTAGCCCGCGACTATGTCCAGTTATGCCAATTTTCATTTTATTTCAATGTCCGTATTATAACTAGTGAATCCATTTTCTTTTACTACAGTTAAAACATTATTAACACGACCGGCTAATTCGTCTTTGTGACTGACTAACCAAATACTACGATTGCCTTCGCGGGCCATTTTCTTTAATATTGCTAAACTATTTTCTACGCCCGAACTGTCCATACCAGTATCAATAACCTCATCTATAAACAACAAGTTAATTGGCTGATATAAACTTTCCCATACATCTCTGAAAGCCCAACTTAGACTTAGTATTAATCTATTACGCTCACCTCTACTTAAATTATCAAAATCTAGTTCTCTGCCGAGTTCTTCGATGCTAACAGTAAGATCGTTTTGAAACTTAACAGTATGCGGTAAGCCAATACGATCTAAATACTGACTGAGTCTAGCATTTAAATAACTTAAATTTTGATCAATTATACGTTTACGAATAAAACTATCTTTATTAGTTAACAATTTAAGTAAAAACTCTTGGTGTTCTCTGATATTGACTAGTTCATTTATTAGGTCATAGTTGATTTCTTCGACGGCCTTGGTTTCCATTTCTTGGATTTGTTCTTCGTATGGGTCTGTTTCTGCCTGTTTTTTTATTAATTGTTGCTTTAGATTAGATACAGTGTTTCGATGATTAATAGCGTCTTCTTTATGATCATAAAAAACTTTAGGTATCTTGCCTATATCGCCTAATAGTGCTATCTCCTCACTGTGTGTAGACAATTGACTGTCGTTTGCTAGATATTGTAGTGAGGTTTCTTTTAGTGCATTTCGTTTTTCTTCAAGAACTTCTTCATGTTTGATATCATGTATTTGTTGCCCGCAGGCATAGCACTCGTGTTTTTCTAAAGTTTCTATTTCCCGTTTAAGTTTATCTAATTCTTTTGATATACGTACCTGCTCTGTTTCGCATGCTACTTTCCATTTTACAATTTCGGCAAGTTTGTTTGTTTTAGTATTGTACTCATCTAGCAGTTCATGATTAAATAATTCTTGATCAATATCCAAATCACCAACAACATTTAATGCTTGCTCCAGTTCAACTAGTTCATTTACTTGTTTGTTTCTCCACATTGTTTGTCTACGGCGTGTTGCTTCAATTTGTTCTTGTATTCTAGCATTGGCGTCTGTAACTGCTTTAATACGAAACTCTTCCTGTGTAATAGCGTCTCGGGTCGCTTTTAATTGTTCTTTTAGTGCATCTGCTTTGTCACTTAACACAGTTATACCAAGTAACTGTTCAATAATTGCTCGTTGATCGTTGGACTTTAATGCTAAAAATGGTTCAGTATAGGTATTAAGTGCCACAATATGTTTGAACATGTCATGGCTCATACCTAGCATGCGTTCAATTTCTGCTTGCGTTTCTCTACTATCGCCTTGGCTTTCATCAGTTATCTGTTGCTCTTGCTCGCCTACATAGAAAGCCATTGTGTTAGGTTTACGACCACGTTCAATCCTGTAATCAATGTTATCTTTTTCAAATTCAATTGTGACTAACATATTTTTACTGTTAGTCTTATTAATAAGATTATCTTTTTTAATATTTGTAAGAGCCGATCCGTAGAGAGCATAACTTAGTGCATTGATAATAGTTGTTTTACCAGTGCCATTACGTGCGCCAGTGTCGTCGCCACCTAGATCTAAATTTTGTCCTAGAACAAGTGTAAGATCTTGACGATCAAAATGCACGGCCTGCGTAGCGTTACCTACACTCATAAAATTTTTAACTGATAGTGTTCTAATTTTAAACATCGTATAGTGCCAAAACTCTGTCAAATAACTCTATATTGTCTGTGAATGCTTTAATTGTTTTAGCTTTAAGCACTGTACAATTATATAACTCAACATTGTATAATAAAATAAATTGATTAATTTTATCAAGTAATAAATTATCTAAAAATGCAGATCGATCTTGATCTGCATAATGCCAAAATTCTGTTTGTTCGGCTTGAATAAATGGGACTAATCCTCGCATGCGAAGTTTGTGTACAGTTTTAGGTACGAGTACTTCGTCGTAATCGTCAATGGCTAGAATTCCTGTTTTAGATAAAAGCGGTGTAAATTTTTCTAAATCTTTATAGACCACATCAACTGTATGATCGCCATCAATCAATATAAAATCAAACGTTTTAGATGTGCTAAAGTCTTGACTTGTACTGCTTATAAACGTGGCTCGATTAAAAACATTCGTAAACACAGAATTAAATACATCTAATTTTAAATTAGGGTCAACTCCTATTAGATTTGCATTACTATTTTCAAGCATTAGACCAGACGTTAATCCTTGATAAACACCAATTTCTAAAATCTCATTAAACTTAAAATGTTGAAATATTTTCCAGTACATTATAGCATCTATTGTACATCTCATTGAGGAGTTCCCAACTATTTTGTCAAATTTTTCATAATTCTGCCAAAATTTAGTTTGTCTAAATTTCATAAATTTCTATAGATATCCAACAACAATGTTTTATTATACTGTTCACTTTGAATATTTGTAAGTTGATTGGTAACAATAGTATCTACACTTTCGAACATAATGTTACCGGTGATATCGTAGTTAATATCTTCATTTACTACCTTTTGTGGAATAAGTGTAATTTCTCTCAGATTATACGTATTAACAAATGTTTCTTTGATAAATGTTGCTTCTTCGTAACTAATGTCTACGTCTAAATTAACACGTACATGCATACCTTGATGTAGCAGTTGATCGGTGTTAGTAAGAATATCACTTAATTGATATACTCGATATCTAGGTTGATCAGGCCAGGCATGATATACAGGTTCTTGACCCCACTCTAATATCATCATACCACGCTCATCGTCGTGATTGTCCGCATAATTGTGCGGAAAGCAATTTCCAATATAAGTAATGTTCCGTTGTGTTTGACGTTTATGAAAGTGTCCGGTAAACACATGTTCAATGCCGGTAAAGTCTTCGCGTCGAACATCGCCATGATCAGGCATCTGTACCATAGCATTCATATAGAATGTTGGTAATTCAAAATGCCCAAACATGTATTTGGCACTGAGTTTTGGTATGCGTTTGTAGTCTTCGCCTACTAACCAAGGGGCCACAATAACATCACCATTGTGTAGCCAATCATTACAAATGACAACATTCGGTAAATGTCGAGCCCACTCAACACTTTGGACATCACGTTTGTCGCGATAATATAAGTCGTGATTGCCAGGAATGAAGTAAACACGATCAAAGTTGTCGTTGAGATGTTCTAGAGCACGGAGACTATAGTTAAGAGTGACAATATTGATACTAGCACGATTGTTATGCCAATCTCCAAGAAAAAACGCTGTTTCACATCCTTCCTCCTTTGCTGTTGTAGCAAACCATTTAATAAAGTTTAAACAATCTTCATTGTGTGGCTGACTGTTACTTTTTAATCCAAAATGTATGTCAGTACAAACTGCTGCTCGTTTAAATAAGTTAGACATCAACGTAGTTTACAATTTTATCATCACAGAAGTCAATGTTAATCATCACTATAATCTGTTGATTGTTGTCCGCCGCCCCAAGCTCCCATACCCTGTCTAGTGTAAGAAGGAGTAAGCCCATTCATTTCAAGAATATCATCTCTTAAATTCTGATTACGCTTCTCGATATTAAGAACCCTAGTAAAACTATTAGTGATAGCGGCAGTATAATAGGCAAAAGGATTTTGTGACTTACTCTCATCAAATTGCAGTCCTATCTGTGATAATTGTAACAGTGCTTGCGAACGCATTTCATCATTGTATGTATAACCTCGCCAGTTTGAACGGGTAGCGTAACGCTCACATAATTTCATAAACATATGTGCCAAAGTGCGAGTCATTGTTCCGTGCTCGCGATTAAAATTTCCTTTAACTAAATCGCCTTGCCAGTGACTCTTACCTACACAATAAGGAACTCCGTTTTTGTCTACTTTGTAATGTTGAAACGGAGGAAAATTTACTTTAACAAACTTACCAGGAACAATTTCATCACCTTGGTCGTCGTACTCGGTGACAGGATTATCTTCATCCTCAATTACCTTTGATTTATTTTTTTTTGATTTCTGTACATCTGTCGGTACATGTTCCCATGTCATTATTCGGAAAACTATATCTGTGGGTGCAATTTTACTAGGTTTTACAGAAAAGTCATCTATTTTTAATTTTGTGGCACTGAGTGCCTGTGCATCATCAAATGCTGCTCTAGTAAGTCTTTCTGCTCTTAATTTTTTACCTTCGCTTATATTTTTTTTGTTAATTTTGTCTACGCTAGGTAAAATTATATCATAAAAACCATCTTCTGGAGTTAAAAAAGAGCAATAAGTGTTTTTACTCTTGTGAATTTCTTTTAAAATATCTCGGTTGTTTAAATAGTTAGATTTCATAATGTTCCTTAAAATACGTAGTTAATTTAACAAATAAATAGTAAAAATGCAAGAGGAATTCCTTATATGGCGGTAATTACAGGTGGCAGTCCAAATGGCGGTTATGGCAGATTCGTACCAAGTAATAGTTTTGAAAATATAGCCGAAGCTGGAAAAACAAAAGATGGCGGAATATTTTCCAATTTTAATCCCAATAATGGTAACCAAGTAACCTTGGCGGCAAGTGCTGATCCTGCAGATGCTAGACGTGTAGCCTCAGGTTTAAACCAAGGTGGAAAGGTGGTTGCAAAATCTTCACAGCAAAGTCCTAATGTACAGTTTAAAACTGCAGAAAGTTCGGGAAACGATTGGAGAGTACGTGTTAGCATTAGCCCTAATTCAAAAATTTTATATTGGGGATCGGAGGGCACTGGATTATTAGCGCCGTTAAAATCTACTAATGGATTCCTTTTTCCATATGTACCATCTGTCTCAGTTACTCACTCTGCAAACTACCAGACTCAACCACTAACACATTCTAACTATGCACAGTATTTCTATGAATCAAGTTCAGTAGGCTCAATTAATGTTTCTGGACCATTTACAGTGCAGAATGAAGCAGAAGCAAAGTATTTTCTTGCCGCTTTATATTTTTTCAGGGCCTGCACAAAAATGTTCTACGGAATATCTGCAGATTACCAAGGCAGCCCTCCGCCAGTAGTATACCTTGATGGGTTTGGTCAACATTATTTACCACATGTGCCTTGTGTTGTTACAAGCTTTTCGCATACTATGCCCGATGATGTTGACTATTTAGAAGTTGCAACAACTCAATCAATAAGTACAACAACTACAAGTAGCACTTTAACCGGCGCATTTGGATCAATTACATTGCCTTCGGTTCCAGGTACAAACGCTGGTAATCAGATTAGCACTCAAAGTGTCAACAGTGCATTTAATAGAGTACCAACTGTGAGCACTTTTAGCATTACATTACAACCAATTATGAGTAGAAGTCAAGGAATACAATTTGATTATAAAAAATTTGCCGAAGGTGGTTTAATTGTTGGTAAAGGTAATCCATTTCCTGGAGGTTATTTATAATGGCCAAAGTTCAATATTCTACCTCTAGCCCTTATTTTAATACCAAAACTTTTGGAAATTTCTTAGATACTATGGTTAACAGACCTATTACAAAGTTTGCAGATGATGTACTATACGAGATAGATAGTGTGTATGAGTATAGACCAGATTTGTTAGCGTCAGATCTTTATGGCACAAGTTATTTATGGTGGGTATTTGCACAACGAAATCCAAATGTTTTAGTAAATCCAATACAAGATTTTGCAGCAGGAACTAGAATTTATATTCCAAAGTTAGATACTTTAAAAAAAGATCTAGGAGTTTAAATTTATGCCAATTATCTCTGAAGCAAATTTTGATGTGTCTAACGCAATTAATTCTGCTAATTCATTATTGGGCTCAGGAGTTACCGGAAAAGCATCGGATTACAGTGTTGAAGTTTTGGGCACACGATTAGAAAATAAACTGCATCAATATGCAAGTTACACATATAGAATAACTTTATTTTTCCTAACCTCCAAAGATTATAACAGTTTGTCCAGTAATCCTAGTTCATTTCAGCCAAAGTATTCTTTAATAAGTAGTGCAGGAGGATATGCTACGTCAATGAGTACTTTGGTAGCACAAGAAACTCAGACGGGTAGTGCTAACTACGATCAGACTTTAAGGCATCCTGATTTTCAAACTGATTTTTTCATTGATAACTTATCCTTACAAACTATTGTGGGGTTAAATGCAAAAACCAAAGCATCTAACGCAGTTGATATCACTTTTACAATTACGGAACCTTATGGTTTAAGTCTATTAGACAGATTGTTAAGCGCATGTGAAACATCAGATGATGCTTCCGTAAATTATATGTCACAACCTTATCTACTACAACTTGATATATTAGCAAATGCTACCGAAGAAAATACTTCAAAATTAACTAGTAATAACGTAATTGATAGAAAACGAATAGCAATCAAATTAATAGAAATGAAAATTAAACCTAGCGGCAGCGGAACAACTTATGCAGTGAGGGCTATGCCTTACAATCATTCTGCATTTGATACTACTACTGCTTCTTTGCCAGTGACAATGACAGTTGAATCAGGCACAGTTGGCGAATTTTTTAGTAGCACAGATGATATAGTAAAAGATTTTTCAGGTATAAGCGAGGCGGACGAAGAGCGATTAGAAGGCGAAATAGATCGATGGATCAATGAAAATTATAGTACCGGAGGTAGAAAACCTACTGCTGAAGAAATTGAAAGACAAAAAGAAGCTTTAAAGCAAGGTATAATTTTTAATAATAAAAGTTTAGCAGCAGCATACAACAATTATATGGATAGTATAAAAGATAAAAAGTTGGCTCTGCAGCCGCCAACAAAAATTGCCTTTAGTATACCTAACGATGAAATGCGTAAATCATTAATTGTAAATCCTATAGAAAGTTCAAATGACAATGTTAGCATGCAAAATCCTGCAACTGGGTATAATAAATCAAATCCAAATTTTAAAAGACAACAACCTATAACTCTTAATGCAGGTACTAGTATTATTGATGTAATAGATATGATTATGTCAAGAAGTGATTACGTTAAAAAGCAAATAGAAACACAAAAGTCAAAGCAGAATGAATCAAATGCAAGTGATGAATATACTAATGGATCAGAACGGTCAGGCGATACACAAGAACCTAAAAAATTAAAATGGTATAAAATTTTACCAACCGTATCACTAAAAGATTTTGATCCTTCAACAAACACCTATAGTAAAACAGTGCTCTACAATATTTTACCCTACAATGCAGCCAACGCCTATCATCCAAATTTTCCAAAAATTGATTCGTCAAACGTAGCCGATGCTGTAGTACGAACTTACGATTATTTGTATACTGGCTTAAATCAAGACATTATTAAATTTGATGTTGATTTTGATACATCTTTTTATACTTTAGTCACCACCAAAGGAGAACAGGTAAAACGCATAGCAAGTGACGCAGGCAGTGATGAAAGTGACGTAGATAAAAACGAACAAAAATATTCGAACACTACTTCAACAGCAACTATTCCTCCTGTAGTAAAGGCGTTTGCAGGATCAGATAAAAGTGCAGTAGGAACAACTAAAGCCACTAGTCCTGACGAACAAATTGTTAGCGACATGAAAGGCAGCTTATATTCTAGACAGCGCGGGGACGGGCTTAACATTAAATTAAACATAGTTGGGGATCCTGCTTTTATAAAACAAGATGACATTTTTGTCAATGCAGGCAGCCCCGAAGAGTATAATAAATTTATAACAAGTAGATTGGCAAATAATTCAATGAAACCAATTGCTGAAGATGGTCAAATATTATTTGATGCTGAACAAGTTTATGTCCAAGTAAATGTAAAAAATGCTGTTGACATAGATAACAATTTAGGCATTGTAAACAAACAAGACACGTTGAGTAATGGCAGAACAACTGATGGTACTTTCAGCGGTATATATAAAGTTTTAACAGTTCAAAGCGAATTTAATCGCGGACAGTTCACACAAACACTAGATCTAATAAGAATTCCAGATGCAATAGATTCCCCAAAAAAATCAGCGCAAAATCAAGGAACAGCTACAAAATCAGTTACCAATGATACCGTTGACAAAGACGCTGAGGCAAAGCGCAACATATTTGCTAATCCAATTGTACCTACACAAACTTCTCCAGGTGGATTGCCGGGTATAATAAATCAAGGTACGGTAACAATCTAATGGCACAAAACAAATCAAGTCAAGGCAAACTTCCAGACTGGGCCGGGTCTTCCAGTTATTTTGCTGCTTCTGGGGTAAAACTTGACCCCGGACCTTATCTTGGTATAATAAAAAATAATGCAGACCCTGCCAGGGCAGGACGTTTAGCGGTATGGGTGCCAGCCATTGGCGGTGACGAAGACGACGCTGATAAATGGTATGTGGTAAGATATGCTAGTCCTTTTTTAGGTAGCACTATAGGATCTACTAGCGATGATTCTAAAAATTTTTCGGCCTCTCAGCAAACCTATGGTTTTTGGGCCGTACCACCTGATATAGGCAATTTAGTTTTAATTACGTTTATCATGGGCGATCCCAACCAGGGATTTTGGTTCGCTTGTGTACCTAATACCCCTACTACACATATGATTCCTGGTCTGGCTAGGCCTTCGGGAAATGTGGTTGGCACAGATAAGATTAATCAAGACCCTTCGTTTGGTTCAGGAAGAATAACCAGTGAAAGTTTTTTGCCGACGTCTGAACTAAAATCAGAAAATTCTTCAGTTGAGCAAAATCCAGAATTTTATAATTTGCCTAAGGTTGTTCATACCTATCAGGCAAACATTGTAATTGAACAAGGGCTAGATAAAGACCCAGTGAGAGGAACTATTTCTAGTAGTAGTCAGAGAGAAACTCCTAGTCAAGTAGTAGGAATCAGCACACCAGGAAGAACAATACCAGATGTTGCCGACTTTCCTAACTTAGATACAATTTTACAAGAAGGTTCGTTGCCGGTAAGTCTACTACAGAATTTTCCTAATAGAAAAGGTGGACATTCGTTTGTAATGGATGACGGCGATGTCTATGGTCAAAACAGGTTATTAAGATTGCGCAGTAGTAGTGGGCATCAAATCTTGATGCATGACACAGAAGACCTGATGTATATTAGTAATAGTCACGGTACAGCTTGGATTGAATTGACTCCTGATGGAAGTATAAACATTTTTAGTAATAGTAATGTAAGTGTAAGAGCACAGAAAGATATTAATTTTCATGCCGATAGAGATATCAACATACACAGCGGTAATACCATAAGGATACATGCGGAAAAATATTTTCTAAATCAAACTGAAAGCTATCAGGTCACTGCTTTAAACAATTATTCACTGAACGCAGGGAATATTGGTATTAAAAGTGGAACTAGTTTGCTATTTGAATCTGTCACAGCCGGAATGAAGACATCAGCTGATATTATACTCAAAGGTAGAAAAATATTTTTAAACACTTCAACTCCAAACTCGCCTTTGACTAATCAGTCATTAGAATTTTATAAACAAGCAAATGTATTATACGATAATAACGAAAAGCTATGGAAGTTATCCTCAGACACTTTTGACAGCCTAGCAGTGTTTGCTCCCACACACGAGCCATGGATGAGAAAATCTGGAGAATTAAAAATGAATTCAGGGCAAACAATATTGCCGGCAGCACAAACCCCAGGAAAAACCTAAATGTCTAATCAAGGAATAGTCACTGCTTCGTTTAATGCTATTGTAAACCCCGCAGGTAGAGAATTGTTGATTCGCAATGATGTACCTGTTGGTATAAATTTAGAATCGAGCAAAGAAGGAATTTCCACTCTTAGCAAATTTGAAACCAAGTGTCTGCTAATTCAGCTTGGCAATTTAGAAAGCAACTCTATTGCAAATCTAGTATCGGTGGGAAATCCAATCATTGGAATCTTTAGCGCCAACATCAGTGCCAATACCTATTTTGCCAATGTGGCAACATTGACCATAACAAACGCAGATCATAGCAGTATCAAATTAGGCATGGTTGCTAATATTCAGAATTCCAGCACTGGTGCGCTGGGTAGTAACACCATGGTAATAGCCAAATCTGTGGCTGGTAACATTACAGCAGGTAATTTTGTTGCTGGATGTACTTATACTATTACAAGCACAGGAACCACAAATTTTACATTAATTGGAGCAAATTCTTCAAGCATTAATACTGTATTCACAGCAAATTCTGTAGGCACAGGCACAGGCACAGCATTGGGTAGTAATAATCAAATAATTTTAGGCAGCAATAACTCTATCAGCGGCCACATAAATTTTACAGTGTCCCCACTGAAATTGGGAAGATATCAAAATTCTCAATGGTTACTCACTATGTTGGAATATTTGAATTCAGATGGATCGTGGAGTAACAAAAACGGTGTAGATAGTAATGAAATATTTTTATCAGCGGCTGGAATTCAAGACAGTATCATGCGCGATTTTATTCAAACGCAATACGTAGAACTCGTCAGAGTTGGTGCCATAAGAATAGGTGACAGCAAAGAAGTAATTAGTGGTATGTTGGCCTTGTCATACCAGTATCAAGATTTAGGAAATCCACAACTTAATCAATCAATATACAATGCCAATGGCACTATTAATTTAGAAAATTATTCGATTGCTACCAAAGCAAATCTATGGCGAAACACTGGTCAAACACTAGACAGTCAAGGGCGCCCAGGACACATTTATTTCAATGGCGGAAAATACGCCATTGGCAATTTAGGCGCAGATACGTAATTATAAATAATAATATGGCTACTAGATACAAAGGTTTCAGCACTATAAACCAAGCGAAAAAATTCCGTTTAACTGATTTAGAGTTAATAAAAAGAGATTTATTAAATCATTTTGCTATCAGGAAAGGCGAAAAACTCATGAATCCAAATTTTGGCAGTATTATTTGGAATATTCTGTTTGAACCATTGACTGAAGATATTAAGGCTTTAATAGTCGAGGATATACAGCGTGTGGTCAGTTATGACCCAAGAGTACGTGTAGATAATGTGCTAGTAGATCAATTTGAAAAAGGGTTACAAATTCAAGTTGAATTAGTTTTTCTTCCAGATAATTACAGCGACGTTCTGTCTATTAGATTTGATAGAGAACTCAACGCAGTCCTTACATCTTAAAAATACCATATTTTTATTTCGATAAATACTAAAACACGGGTATAGACATGGCCATTACTACAAGACAAACTAGTTTATTAGTCCAACAAGATTGGACTAAAATCTATCAAACTTTTAGAGAAGCCGATTTTCAAAGTTTTGACTACGAAACTTTAAGAAAGTCAATGATAGAATATCTACGAACATATTATCCAGAGGATTTCAACGATTATACAGAAAGTTCTGAATATATTGCTTTGATAGATTTAATTGCTTTTTTAGGACAAAGTTTAGCCTTTAGATCTGATTTGAATGCA